AAACTTAGTGCCTTGTTGTTGTTCTGTCATGCTTTGTATATTTCTCCATTTGGCGCTACAAACTTATGCCGGTAAATCACCGGCACATAATAATTAAAGAAACCATCCTCCCGGAAGAAGAATACACCAAACGCTTGCTGCCAGCGGGTAGGACGCCCTTTCAGATAGTACTGTTTGTAATTACACAAGCACCCTAGCGACTGTCCTACTTTAGTGTTATGATCACCCACCGCAATCTTAGGGGTAGTTTGCACATCATGAGTATGTCCATAGAAGATGTTGCTTTCAAACTTGCTTACCATGCTAGCGCTGTGATATTTATTTACATCCAAACCATGGATAAACTCAGCCTTCCCCACCTTCAGGGTTTGTGTGTTGCGCCAGCTAGGCACCCAATTGATACGCCGCTCTTCCAGATGCAACTGCAAGGGCACCTCCATCACCCCTTCCATCTGGGGGTGTTGATCAATCCATCGCTCAACCCGGTACTCGTGGTTGCCTTCCAGGTAGTCTATTTGAGCGTTGGAGCAAGCTTTCTGCAGGTTATCAAGATAACGCTCCCCCGCATCAAACTCTCGTCTTAGATTGTAGCGGCTAATTCGCCGGATGTTGTCAGGTTCATGCTGCTGCAAGCAGTCCATATCCAGCATGTCCCCGCCAATGATGATGCGGGTTGGCTTCAGATCCTTCAGGTAATTCAACACTGCCTTGTTTGATTGTGTATCGTGGTCTGGCACATGCTGATCTCCCAACCAAACTAGAATGTCTTTCAATTAACGTATTCCTTTCATTTGATGTTTACGGCAATAATCAAAAGCCGCCTTCCGCACCTCTCTGGTTGCGCCTTGCAGTGCCCGTTTTAGCGCCACCAACCGTCCTACTGCCTTCTCATTGCGGTCGGAAGGATGGCGGATTGCAGAACCAAAAAGCTCTTTATCTTCAGTAACTTGTATATACACCATTGTTGTGTTCCCTTGATATCTAAACCGTACCTTCATTCTGGTGTCCTTTCTATTAAGATCATCACCAATTTGATGTTTCCATCTTCAATAATAGCATAATGCCGTCTGTGCCGATATTGATTGGCTTGTGCTGACGGGTGTGGCCGGCCGCCGGTAATGACAATCAGGCAAAACAAGTGTTCTCATTTACAAAGCTCCCATATTTCCGCATTCTTGCGGATGACTTCACTCTTAGCCAGCAACTCCACGCCCCGGAGGATTTCCTCTTGAGTAAAGCTCTTACGCAACCGCAAGATCAACTGCTTAGTGTTGCAGGGCAAGCAAGCCTCAATCATCTCAGCCAGCCGTGTAGCCTTCGGCACAGGACGCAGCGCTGCCTCAATCCCTTTCGCTGCGTAATCAATGAATGCAATCGCAAACCGCACATCCGTTGCATCCATAAAGCTGTGCCCCCTCAACACAGCCGAATTCATAGCAATCCTCAGCACCTGATCGCGGCTGCGGTTGGCATACTCCCGGATTGCAGGACTGAATCGCTCGAAGCGGGTGAAGTACCACTCACTGTAGAGCTGCTTTGCATTGTAAGTGAGTGAGCACTCCCTTGGACGTTGTTTGAAATCCTCATACACAAACTTTACAAGGTCTGTAAACATGTTGGCTTGTTCAGCCGCAGCCTCCCGCTCAGCCTTACTCAAACTATGTTTAATCAAAGGGATCATCCTATCGTTGTAGGACTCATTGACGATGATAAAGCGGGGGATGAACCCGCCCTCCATGCTACCCTCAGGCATAGCCTTCTGCAACCACTCAGCGGTGGTGCCTGCCAGCATCGTCACAGTTGGCTGCTGAATCAAACGCTGCTCAGACCGTATGCTCACATCCAATACATCATTGCTGCTAAGCAAGTTTGTAAGGTCCTGCACCATGCTTTTCTGGTAATCCTTCCCTCCAAGGAAAGCAGTCAACTCCGGCGCAAGAATGAATGCTTGCGCCGGCGGCACAAGATCGGCCATACGGCCAAACACCAGCTCGATTGTCTTCCCTTCAATAATACGCTCAGTATGCTTACCAATTACCTCACGCACTATTTTGATGGCCTGGTTGCTGGCAATGTCCTTACCAATCCCCGAAGGTCCCACAAGCAATACATTCATGTTTGGGTAGATCTTGAACTTCTCCTGATCCACCCAGAAGTTGCGGGATAGCAACCCTCCCACCAACGCAAGTCCAGTCACTACCTGATAACTGAAAGGCAGCTCGGTAATGCTTAGGCTGTTAGTCCATTGATGCAATCCGCTATCAGGAGGCAGGATTGCTTTCGTCAAAGTTAGCCCTCCACACTCTCACATAAAACATCCACACTTCCCACAATGCGTAGCAAGTCCTGCATCCTCCGGTAATACCATTCTCGCCTTGCTCCGCAGGGTTGTAACGTTTATGTTTCAAGCATTTCGCTTTAATACTTAGCATGTGACACCTCAATCATAACATCTTTGAAAGTTTTGCAAGTCTTGCCACATTTCCAACACTCAATCCGTAGGGTGGTTTGTCCGTCAATAAACACACCTTGCAGGTATTTGCTACTGCCGCAGCTTTCACATTGCCCCAGCTCAAGCTTCGTAGGTGTCTGAGTCAATAGACAATTCCCCGTCACCGTAGGCTTCATTATACAATACATCAGCGGCTTGTGTTAATGCTTTTTCTGTTGGTACATCCACCGATGCTGACTCTCCATTAACTAAATAAACCTGAGGAACCTCTCCTCCTGTATCGAAGCAGTCCAACAAATTCTCCAACACTCTCTCAAGTTCTATGACTCGTTCGTTTGCTGTCATTTTCTCCTCATTCAAATATCCATATCCATCACATTTACTGCACATATTAACATGCCGGGGCCACTGCCCACTGCCGTAGCAGCGCGGGCATCTCATATCTCAATCTTTTTGCAATCGCCCCAGGATTTCGTGCTATACTCAACATCCGCTTTGAATGCAAACCCATCCAACTGCAGCCAAGGTTGAGTCATGATTGCATGCAAGCTGCGGGCTTGCTCAATGTGGGTAGCGTCATTGCCAATCGCCACCAACGAATCATGCACCTGAATGGCCAGCCTCCATCCTTCCAGCAGCGTAGCATACACCCGCACTTGCTCAGCCTGCAGCTCCTGCATAAACCTCTCAGGATAACAGGCAATCATCATCCGCAACACACAATCAGCGAGAGTGCTGGCTGGCAGGAATGCCAAAGCCTTCGTTGCGGTGTTGTAAGTAAACCACCGCTTACGCCCAAATGGGTTGGTGAGGTAGCCTTGTTGTTCTGCTAATTTGATTGTCCGGGCTTGCCAAGCAGCAGTCGCTTTATTTTCCTGCTCCCAGATCGCAATCATCTCCTTAACATCCTTCTCAGAGAATGTTAGGCCTTCAGCCGCTAGGTACTCAACAGTAGTGCGCGCCCCTAATCCATAGTTACGTCCATGGTTGATGATCTTCCCCGGCTTACGGTACTCTTCGTGTTTGCCGCCTTTGCTGCAGTCGCTGAGGCTCACATTAAAAAACTTATGAGCCATGTAACTGTGCTCATCAAAACCAGGGGTGTGCAGCCTCTCCCACCTTACCCAATCCTTGGCAAGCCAGGCAGTCAGCATATTCTCACCCTGCACAAGATCAAGATTGAGGATGCCCTGCCCTGGTTCGTCTGGCACAAATATCTTGCGGATGACCTTCGGCTGGTTTTGAATTTGAAGATCAATCCCCTTGCGGCGTCCTGTGCTACTGAGCCGTCCTTCGCTTGTGCCATGCACCAGCAAGTTGAAGTACATCCTCTGACTATGCAGCAGCTCTTCTTTAGCAAAGCTGTTCTTCAGCGTGGTGGCTTTGCTCAACTCATTCAGTACAAGAAAGGCCGGGTCTGCCTTAGCCCAACTCTTGCGTGCATTCTTATCCGTCGTCGGCCTGCCAGTCTTACGATTAATCTTAGTAGGAAGTTCCTTCTCCTTCACATACTGAAGCATCTTCTGCGGGCTTTTGTAAGGGCGTTCAATCTCAATTGCTTCGTACCGTTCGATCTTAGCTTCAGTAAACTTCCCAATCTTCTTACGGGATTGACACCAACTGCATTGCAGCGCTTCAAACGGAGGCGGCTTCAAAAACGTCCACTCCCGCGGCGCATGCGGAGCCTTTTTAGTACCTTTGCAAGTGATGGTCTTAGGCCGTACTGCCCCTGGTGGCGCGGGCCGTTGCTTCCACACTGTCACTTGCCGGGGCGCAAGCTCCTCTGGCAGCTTCGCCTCCAACCTCTCAATGTCTGAGTCCAGGCTCCGCTGAATCTCTAGCAGCTTGCCCGCATCAATCTTCAATCCCTGCTCAGCAATGTCCTTACAAATATGCCCCAATGGCACCGATACATTCCAATACAACTTCTCCAAATCGTAGCGCTCCAGCAACTGACGAATTGGAAAATAGCACTGCAAACTCCCATCGGTATCGCGGGCATTATACAGCCGGAAAGCTTCATCTGCGGAGGCGCAGCCTCCATACCCGCCGTAGGCGCGTGGAATTGCCCAGGCCTTGTCCCAAGTCTTCCATTGCACATTGCCGCCTTCCTCTTCATCTTCGTTGCTGTCCCGCCCCTTCCAGAAAACCTTGTTAGTGAATACACTCGCCACTACATTGAGGCCATGTTTGTAGTCTGGCTGCACAAGATGCTGCATCAGCATTGTATCCCATAGTTTGGCCCGCACGTCCCATCCAAGACGGGCAAAGTAGGTGGTATCAGCCCCGATAATGTTGTGGCCAATCAGGTCTGTGGCTCCTTCAATGATGCGGCGAATCTCGGCAATAAACTCACCTTCGAAAGGCACCACTATTGCCTGATATAACTTATCACTAAACCCGCAGAGAGTGATGTTGCCGTCACGATCCCATTCAAAGTCAAAGCTCACCACTTTTGGAGCATACTCCCGCACCTCCGAGAGGGTTGGATAGAGTGTATAATTCTCAGGCGGTACAGCTAACGGTTTCCGCAAATCCCTTACACACGCGCTGTACATTGTAGCTTGCCGCATTAATGCGGCGGGGTGCAGTGTAGCAATTGTGTTAGGTGGCAGGCCAGCCGCTGCAGCCCATTTACTCTGCAGCGGACTACCTCTCCACAGACTAATGCCACGCTTTCCGGTTGTAGCATTCAATGCTTTCTCACCAAGAGCTACAATCTTCCTCCATTGCTGTGCACTAACAAATGGCTCGAAATGATGTTTGTAGCAGTAATCAATAGCTTTACGAGAGGTTTCTTTGCTAATACCCGTCCACTCCGGCCACTCGTTGTCACCTGGATATACATTCTTTGGAGGCTGACATCCAATAGTGTTGATTATATTGAAGTCCTTACGGTCCTGCTTTCCTGCGTTGCGGAGCATCCCTTCGAGCCAGTTGCCTGCTCCACCTACAAACGGCAGGCCAGTGTTGGCTTCATTCTCTCCAGCAGCCTCACCCACCAGCAACTGCTGCGACCCCGGCACAACCAGAGGCGGCACATATCCGGTGGTTACACTATTGATTGGACAGCCTTTGCAAAAGTCTGGCTTAGTTGTCGGCATTAATCTCCTGTACGCTGTGTTGTTTATCGCATAAAGAACTTATACAATTTC